CGTGAGGTTTGCGCCCGTGAGGTTTGCGCCCCTGAGGTCTGCGCCCGTGAGGTATGCGCCCGTGAGGTCTGCGTCCGTAAGGTTTGCGCCCCTGAGGTCTGCGCCCGTGAGGTTTGCGCCCGTGAGGTTTGCGCCCCTGAGGTTTGCGCCCCTGAGGTTTGCGCCCCTGAGGTCTGCGCGTTTGCCGCCTTTTTCACCGCTTAACCATTTAAAATGAAGATCAAGTATTTTGTTTAATTCATCCCGTGTCATTTTTTTATCCCCTTTGCTTTAGTCGTAAAACAACCCCATACTAAATAGCGATGTGATTTTAAAAACTTTTCTTTCGCCTGTTCCGCGTCGCTCGCTTCAACGATCGCCCACGCTTCGCAACGCCCGCGCCTTACGTTCCATACTCTAAACTTTTTCATTTCCTGATCTCCTTTATCAAACGATACTCGTATATATTTCACGTCTTATAAAATTACCGTTTTCATCAAAATATGTATAAACTTCTTCGTGGCAGATAATTGCGCTTAAATTGTTCGCTTTTGTCCACGTTTTTTTAGCTTCATCATAAGTATGAAAGCTCCCGTAAAGATAGCCGTTTTGGCATTTTAATCTTGCGCCGTTCTTGTTGTCAACAATAACAAAATAATCGTTTTCTTTTCTTTTTTGATGTGAAATTGCTCTATTCATTTCCTGTTCTCCTTATTTATCAATTCTGAATTCTTTTCTTGTAAATATCAATTGCTGTTCGCCGTTCCAGATTGCGATGTGATAAAACTCGCCGTCAAAGCCTTTTATAATTCCCCATTCTTTATTTGCCCAGCTTGCTTTACATCTGATTGTTACTTTTCTGCCGATTAAATCGTTTTTCATTTCCTGTTCTCCTTTCAGCCGATTATGCTTTCTTGATAATCAATCCAGCGTCTTTCGCAATAGTCAACGCATTCGCCATAATGCCCTTGAAATACGGGTTTATAGTTTTCATCTCTTTCAAGTACATAGTGCGTTCCGTCACGATATACAATGCAAAGTTCGTTGTTTCCGAGCCAGTAGTTATCAATGTTCATTTTCTTTTTCCTTTCTTTGTGCGCGTCGCGCTGTTCTTTACTGGTACTATTGTACTACTTTTTTACACAATTTTCAAGCCCTTTTTTACATTTTTTTACGGTTTTTAATACTTTTGTATCATTGTACAAAAATAAAATGATGTTTTTGTACATTTTGCTACACTTTGCAACCAAGATATGATAATATGTTTTCTGTAATTGAAAAGAGGTGATTTATATGACAATCGGCGATAAGATCAAAGCTTTACGCAAAAGCCGCCGTATGACGCAGGAAGATTTTTCGCAAAAAATCGGCGTGTCAAGATCAACGCTTTCGTGTTACGAGATCGGCGAACGAACGCCCAACGTTAAAACGTTGCAACATATCGCGGATCAATTCGAATTAAGTCTTGATTATTTCTATCTGGGATTAAATGAACAAAACGAAGCGTTCGATCTTTTAGCGCGAGCGCGAAACGTTTTTGAAAATGATAATATTTCGACTGAAACCAAAGAAGAATTATATCGGGAATTTATGAAATTGTATTTAGCAATAAAGGAGAATGAATAAATGGTTATTATTGATAAACACGAAGAATCGCGGAAAGTTATCCGCGCCGTGATCTATATCCGATTTTCTTCCAAAATGCAAGCTGAATCGTTTTCAATCGAATATCAGCAGGAAGAATGTTTAAAGTATATTGAACGAAAAGGATATAAGTTTGTCGGGGAATATATCGACAAAGCAAAAACGGGGAAAAGTACCGCGGGACGCGATGCGCTTGAGGAAATGTTATTTGACGCGGGACGCGATAAGTTTGATCGAATCATTGTTTTCAGTTTTTCGCGCTCATTCCGTAATACTCGCGACGCTCTGAATACTAACCATGAGCTTATGGGGAAACATAATATCGCGATCGAATCAGTTATTGAACCGATCGACCTTACAACCGCACACGGTAAATTCAGCGGAACAAACCTTTTTGCAATGCATGAATTACAATCCGATATCATCGCGGCTCACGTTCGATCTGGAATGTATGTTGCGGCTAAACAAGGTTATTACCTCGGCGGTCATATCAACATTGGATATGATGTATATGATACGAATGAATTTACGCGTGGACGCCCTCGAAAAAAATATTGCATTAAAGAAGATGAAGCGCAATATATCCGTATGATCTTCAAAATGTTTCTTGACGGTTTCACAATGAAATATATCGCGGAAGAAATGCGGCGCCTTAATGTTTCAACAAAAAGCGGCGGCGATCTGATCGCTGAAGTAACAATCGGACGCATTTTAAGAAATAAATTTTTTATGGGAACGCGCGAAATTGAGATAAAAGGTTATGAAAAGCTGGAAATTGAAAATTCTGTTCCCGCTATTATCGACGCTGAAACTTTTAACGCCGTGCAAAATCTTATTGCAAAAGCAAAAGACGAAGTTAAACCGCGCAAACGAAAACGCCGTCTTTACGCTGTTACGGGGAAAACTTTCTGCGGATGTTGCGGCGGTCATTATGTCGGAATTTATAATCAGCCGCCAAAAGATCGAAAATGTCGGAACGAAAACGCTTATTATGTTTGCTATAACAAGCGCGGTTATAAAACTTGCAACGCTAAAAATATCCGAAAAGATAAGCTGGAAGAATACTGTATTGAACAGATTAAAAAGCATATTTTAACGCCTGAAAAAATAAGCGAGATCGCCGCTTATATTGTCAGTCAAACGGACAGCACGCCGCAAATGGTAAAAGAAGAATTTCAATCAGCGGAAAAGCGAAAACGTACAATTATTGACGCTGTTAAAGCGATCGAAAAGAAAAAAATCGAAGCAAGCCTTACAGATAATAGCGCAATGGAAGAAGTATATTCCGAAATGATCGCGGATTATTCAAAAGAGTTGACCGCTCTTAATGAAAAAATCGCTCGGCTTGATACTATCGAACAAACCGTTATTGATATTGAAACGGTTGAAAATTATCTTAATGAATGCGTTTTTGCTATTGATAGCAACGACCCGCATATTGTAAAAACCGTATTTGATAAACTAATTGAAAAGATTATTATTCACGACGATAAGGTCGAACTTTTCCTTATCGTCTTTCCTTTGAAGTTTGTTATACATAAGGAAACGGCAGGTTGCCCGAAGTATGCCTTATGTACAACGGAAAAACGAAGCGCATTTCAACATCGCGCAAAATAAAGAAAAGGCGGGATAATTCCCGCCTTGCTTTGTTTATGTTTGCTTTATGCTTTTGATAACCAAACTTGATTCGTGATCGTGTTATATGTTCCCGTGCTGTTCATCGTGGACGTTACAAGATCAATAATCGTTTTACCAGCATACGCAACGGAAAGATATTGCTGCCAATATCCCGAATACGTAACAGTCGGACAGTTTATATTTTGAGCCATAAGAACCGCGTTCGTTTCCGTGCCGTATGTGTACATAACCGCCGCCGTTTTTCCACTGCCAGCCGTGTAAGCGTAATACGTGCCGCCGATCAGCCGAATTAAATTCGCGCTCTCAGGGACGAACAGCAAACAATGATTCGCGGATGAAGCCGCCCAACAATAACAGTTTATAAACGTTCCATGTTCCGCGATTCGCGCTTCTCCGCTTGTTAAAATCTCAAAGTAACAATCTTCACAACAGACGCGTCCGATGTTGCTTTTTTCGATCATCTGAATATTACAGTTTGACGCGCTCGATGTTGCCTTTGCGCTGACGTTCTTTATTTCAAGATCAGTCCCGTAAAAAATAATGTTGCTCGTGTTTGCCGCACATTCAATATTTATTTTTTCGGCTTTGTTAAAATCAAATATGATCTGCTTCGTACTTGTCGCTGTCTGACTTAAATTAAAATATCTGTATCGGCTTTGTACTGTTCCAGATCCATAAGCAGGCGTTGTAACGCCTAATTTGCCGACAACCTCGACCGTAAGTTTTGCGTCGCTTGCAAGCCCTGTCAAATACGTATTTCCGCCGAGCGCGTTTAAAAACGCGAGCGCCGCTGTATTTTCTTCGCCTGTCAACGCGCCATTATAGAACGCTTCCGCGATTTGCGATAAAGATATATTATCGTCAAGCCCTGTCGCTTTATAAATATACTTTGACGCGCCGCTGATTGTTGCATATTGATTTTGAAGTTCCGTTATTTCGTCCGCAACGCTCATTATTCCCGTTCCGTCAATGGATTTATAAGCTAATACCGTGATTTCCGTTCCAGCGGTCAGCGCTGGCGAAAACGTTAAAATATCATCGTTTAACGTGTAATCGGTCGATAACATCCCGTTCACATAAACGTCAACGAAGCACGTTTCAGGATCGTACTGCGGGATATTGAATTGAACCGCGCTTGATCCGCTTTGCAACGTTGTTTCCCACGTGTACTGCTTAAAAAGCGTTACACTTGCAAGCGTGTTTTTTGTTTCCTGAAACCATTCTTCAAATTGATTATCAAGCGACGTGAAAAACGATTTATCGCCCGACGTGGAATACACCCAGCCGCATAAACCCGTGTTATCGCGTGTATCTATAACTGTAACTGTACTTGCGTTTGCGCTTACAAGTACGTTTGCAAGGCAGATATCATAAATCGTATCGGTTCGCGTCAATGCTGGCGCGGTCGGCGATGTTGCCGCTGTTCCTGTTATATACTGAAGCGTGATTGATCTAACCGTGATCGTATTGTCATAGCGTAAAACAACGCGGTCAATACGTGATCCGCCAGTCGGAGGAACGACCGCGGGCAGGCTGTAAGCTGAATCATTATAATAATAATGTCCCTTGATCCACGCGCGCCCAGCGTTCACGGTCAAGTTTAAATTATTCGCCGTGACTTTTAAATCGTTCGCTGTCGATCTTAAAACGCCGTTAGATATAACGACCGCCAGATTATCAGAATAATCTTCTGCTCGATATGTCCGATCATATACGCCCGCGTTTAATAATGCCGTGAAAAAACCGCTTTTTTGTGCCATAATAAAAACCTCTTTTTTATTCTCCGAATACTATATTTAAAGTATAGCCGTTTTCGTCCTGAACCTCTGCAACTTCCGATATTCGAACATTTGCATATTTGCCGATGTTGTTATCTTGAACCGTTACGATATCGCCGAGAAAATAGTCCCGCCCATATATCCACGATCCGAACGTCGCGTTTACTTCGCCCGTGAAAGATTCGCTGATGATATGCTGTTTAAATTCCTGTTGCGCTTTTTGATTCAGCATTTCGCGATATTGCGCGTTCGTGTATTGCTGTTCCTGATCTTGCGCGTCTTTATACGTTCGATTTATAGTTGACGCGTCAACAAACATTTCACGAAGCGCCAGACCTGTTTTGCCTTGTGTCAACAATGTATAAAAACGCTCTAAATCCTGACCAGCGCCGCCGATCAGCGCCGAATTTTTAAGCGCGGTTTCTGAATATGAATAATTACTTGAATTTAAATTATCGTAATCAACGCTGAATATTATCGGCGCGTTTCCGCTTTCATTATCGACGCTTCGATCTGTTCCTTGAAAGACCGAATACAATAATTTTTTATTGCTGTTGTTGAAAATAATCTTGCTTGATAACCCGTATTCTTTTAAAACTTCATCTGTATAAGATAATAAGTTCTGATATGATACCTGTTTCTGCGCTGGATTCCCGTTTTCGTCAACGATTATCGGCGTTAGGTTATTCAAAGCCGCCAGCCCTAAAATCGACATATTACGACGGCTGTCAAAGCCGCAATCAATAGCGTTATCAAGTATTGTTTGACGAACGGCGATTTCAACATTTCCGCTTAAAATTGTCGGCGTGTTGACCGTTCCCGATAGCTTATAAATAATACGGCGATCCAGCAGACTTTTCGCAAAACGCCCCGACACGCTCATCATATAACCGTTTGTCATATTAAACGTGATCGCTATATTTTCAATGATCCCGATCTCATCATTATTCGGACGCGTTACATAATAATCTTTTTGCAAAAGCGCGATGTTTTCAGGTGTCAGCTTGATATATATTTCAAAGTCGCCAACGCCATTATAAACCGAGCGCCATATAATCGAATTTGCAACGTCAACAACGCCGACCGTCACGCGATCCGTGTTTTTTATCTCTAAAATATCAATCATCGTTTTATATATACCTCTGCTTATAGATTAAAGATAATTGCATATTGTTGACGTTTTCGTCATCGCTGTTTATCGAAAATTCATTGATACCCGCGTCAAGTTGAAGCCATGTACTCTGCGGCTTTATAAAGTCGAATTGTGAAACGCCGTTCAGCGTGACCGACTTTTCGCCTGCTTTCGTGTTTATAATCAGCTTATCGCCCGCGTTCATCGTGACCGATTTACTGCCATACCCAACGCCGTAAAATTGACCGCTTTGATTGAAAATAATCGGATTTGTGACAGTATCAAGCGCCAGCAGTTCAAACATTACGCCGACCGAAACGTCACCCGCATTTACAAAAGTTCGCGTTCGGCTGGTATCGTATTCGCTGAACGGTATTCCTTCCGACGGGAAATAAAGCATATCGTAAATATCATAGGTGAAATATTGAAGCGCCCGCGAATCCGTTATATCGTCGCTGATTTCGTTTAAATCTTCCCAAAAGGGAACGCCGCAATGTATAGCAATTTGCATTGTCACGGCTTCGCTGAAACGCGGCATTGTAACCGCGTCAACAATCCCGTTTATGATCCACGTTCTATTATTCTGCGTCCACCTTAACGAACATTGTTGCTTCAGCTTGACAATCTCCAAAATCGCCCTTTTTGCGCTTTCAACGTTTACCGTTTGCTTTATCCGTAAATCAAAGATAATATCGCGCGGTTGCGCTCTTACGTTGTTGATCTGATCTCCGTCAATGCTCCCAATAATGATTGATGAAATATCGCTCGCTGCAGCTGTCATTCCGTCAACGTTCGTCAGCGTGAAAAGATCGTTATTTATAAGATCAAGAACGCCGCCCCATTTAGATATAAATAAAAGTTCCATATCTTACACCGTCCCCAGCGCTAACCGCACTGCCGCCGCCGTTTGCTGTCTGCTTTTGTAAAGTTCGTATCTGCTATGAGCCTGCGAATATGTGTTATATTGATTTACCGTAACGGTTTTATTATTGTTGTTTACCGTTGCGCCGTTTGCGTTCATGCCAGCATTTACGCCAGCGCTTACGCCGCTAAAATCATACGCGTTTTGAATCGTCTTGACCTGATCTTTTACGGCTGAAACAATATTTTTTGTCGTGCCAGCAATGCCAAGCGCAACGCCCAGACCGATATTTTTACCAACAGCATTTTTAAACAACCTTGACGGGCTTTTTATATCAGCCGCCTTTTTTGCGGCTTTCACGGCGTCATCAACGACTTTTTGCATTGCCTTATTTAAATACCATTGTTCGCCCGTCGCGCCGTCCGCCATGCCTTTTGTTATATTGCCGCCGACTTTTTGAAATTCGACTTTAGCTTTTTCGGCTTGTTCACGCGCGTTTTCAAGCCGTGCTTCAGCTTGCTTTTTTTCTTCGTCGGTCATGCCTTCGGAATATTTAGCATAATCGGCTTCCATAAGTTGAAGATTTATTTCTGTATCAATAACCTGCTGACCGAGAATCTTTTGTTGTTCAGCCGCGCTTTCCTTTTGAACGCTGGTCGCGGTTTTAAAGCCGTTTCCGTATTGCGTTAAAACGTCAATCGCTTTTTGTGTGTTACCCTCAACGACTGCGGCGCTTGCGCTTTCATAACTCGCGATTGTGTTATAATACAATTCAGCGTCCGCGGCGGAATCGTCGTATGCTTTCTTTTGTTCATCATACATTTTTTGTCGTTCCGCTAACGCGTCTTTCGCGTCATTCACTGCGCTTTTATAGAACCATTGAGAAATAAAGCTCCCGTTTATTAAAGCGTCGTCATAATTTTCCTGTGCATCCGTTAAATCTGCTTTTGCATAACGTAAAAGTTCTTCAGCTTTTGCCAAGCCTTGCGCTTGCGTTGCTCTTTCGCGTTCTGCCGCGGCTGTTCCCGCTAAAGCCTCTTTATACTGTTCTTCGTAAGTGTCCAGCATAAACTGCGCTTTTTTCGCATCAATAACGTCATATATACTTTGTTTGACTTTCCCGTTTTGATCTATGATAGATTGTAAATCTTCGTATTCAGTTCCCAGCGCTTTATTTAATTCATTTAAAATAAATTGCGCCCGCGCTTCTTCGCCTTTTTTAACCTCGCCGTTCGCGTCAACAAGGTTTTCCAATTCAGGCAGCAAAGTGTTTTTAATATAATCAACGTTTGCAACTTCCGCGCCGACAGTTTCGTCAATAGCCTTTTTATGATCTTTAAATGATTGTATAACCTCTTTCGTTGCGTCGGATTGTTCTTGTTGCGCTGCGTTCAAAAGTTTAACTTCTTTTGTCGCTTCTTTTTCCTTTGACGTTAAAAGCGCGATCCCGCCAGCCAGTAACGCAACCGCCGTTATTACCGCGCCTATCGGATTTGCCGCCATAACCGCGTTCCATGCCGCCTGCGCTTTTGTTGCAAGTCCAACGCCAGCCGTAAGCCCCGCAATCGCCGTTTTAGCCGCCGTTATTGCCGTAGTGACAGCCATAACCGCTTTAAACGCTTTAAACGCTGTAACAGCTATTAAAACGGTTTTAGACAGCCATTCAAAGTTATTAATTACCCATGAAACGGCTTTCCCTAAAAGCGTCAATGCTTTTTTTATTGTCGGTAAAACATTCTTTGCGAACTGTTTTCCGACTTTCATAATACTATTAAACGCCTTTAACGCCTTGTCGCCGAACGATTTCCAGTCAACTTTACTGATCCACTTTTGAGCGCTTTTTGCGACATTCCTTAAAGTCGGTTCAAACTTTTCATATAACGTAAGCTGGACGCCCTCGACCTGACTTTTTAAAGTCGTAAGATCGCCGCCGAGATTATCCATCATTGTTTTCGACATTTTATCGGCGGCGCCCTCTGAATTTTGAACAGCTTTTGTCAGTTTATTAAAATCTTCAGGCGCGGCGTTGACGATTGCTAAAAGCCCCGACATTGCTTCCTGTCCCGCAATCGCTTTCGCATACGCTGTTTGCTCCGTTTCGCTTAAGCCGTCAAACGATTTCCGTAAATCGCCCATTATTTCATCAAGCGTTTTCATTGATCCGTCTGTTTTTGTTATCGACAAACGGAGCGTATCCATTGCCGCCGCACAATCAGACGGCGGAGCAGATAAACGCGTCAGGATCGAACGGAGCGCCGTTCCTGATTTTTCGCCTTTGATTCCCGCATTTGCCATTAATCCAATAGCGACCGCCGTATCTTCCATTGAATAGCCCAAAGCGCCAACGATCGGCGCGGCATACTGAAACGTCATTCCCATCATTTCGACGTTCGTATTTGCATTTGACGAAGCCGCCGCCATTACATCAGCCAGCCGCCCAGCTTCTTTCGCGCTGTAACCCATAGCCGTTAAAGCGTCCGTTACAATGTCGGACGTTGTAGCGAGGTCAGCACCCGAAGCCGCCGCTAAATTTAAAATGCCGTCAATGCCGCCGAGCATATCTTCAGTTTTCCAGCCAGCCATAGCCATATAATTAAAAGCGTCGGCGGCTTCTGAAGCTGTAAACTTTGTTGTCGATCCGAGTTCTTTTGCTTTTGCGCGTAATTGTTCGACCTCGGCAGCCGTAGCGCCTGAAACGGCTTCGACTTGTGACATTGAACTATCGAACGTTTTTCCAACGTTGACAATCTCTTTTGCAAAGTCTTTTGCGGCGCTGATCGCCATTTTAAAACCTTCTGCAACAAGGTTCGCGAGTGCGCCTTTCATTACGGTAAATTTACCGCTTGTTTTTTCGGTTTTATCGCCGACGTCCTCGATCGCGTCGCCAGCGTCATCGCTTGCATTTTGTAAATCCTGAAGCGCGGCTTCTTGATCTTTTAATTCTTTTTTGTTGCTTTCCAGCGCGGCTTCTTCACGGTTTATTTGCGTTCTTAATTCAATCGCCCTATTAGACGTAGGATCAAGACCGCCGTCAATAAGTTTTTGATATTGATCCTTTAACGCTTTAACCTTTTGTTCCTGAACGGGGATAATCTGATTTAATGATTTGATCTTTGCCGTTAATCCTGCTTCGGATTTTTGCCAATTATCAAGACCAGCTGCCGCCGTTTTAAATTCGCTTTGACTTTCACGGATTAATTTATTCGCGGTATTTAAACCAGCTTTTAAATTGTTTATGTCAATAGTAAATTTTGCGCCGAGCGTTTCAGCCATTAAATCACCCCGTTTTCGTTACTTATTTCGTTACTTTTTCGTTATTCGTTACATATCCCAGAAGTCATCTTTGCGCTTTTGCTGATATGTTGCTTTCGGTTGTTCGCCGTTGCTGGAACTATCGCCGCCCTTTTCAATAAAATAATTGACAATCAATATAAAATCATCAATATCTTTTTGAAGCACATCGAACGGCGAAAGATTCCATTTTTCAGCAAATAAAACAACGGTTTCTGTCAAGATCGTTGATAAAGGTTTCGGGGAATCGTTTTCATTCCCCGTTATGCGTTTTTTGAATTACCCGTTGATATTTCCGCTGATTTATGCACGATCTTCTCCCACAAAAACAGAATATCTGCAACATCGACATTATTGTCATATTCGAATTCCGTCAGGTCGGGGAATAATTCAAGAATCAACGGTTTCAAAGCGTTAAACATTTTTTTATCTGTATCAACTTTGTTTTCGCTTGTTTCTTCCGCGAGTTTTTGAAATTTTAAATATAACGTTATCGGTATAAATGCTCTTTGATGAACTTTTTCGACTTCGCCCGTTTTTGTATCAAACGTTGATAATTCAAATTTCGCCATAAATATTAATCCTCTTTTTCTTCTTCTTTAGCTTTTCCAGCCTGTTTGATTATTTGATTTGTGTAAACGCTTGTTGCCGCGATCAGTACGCCCTGCGTTATTGCCGTAAATAACGCGGTTGCAACGTCCTGCGTTCCGTTTATTTCGGTCGTTGCTAATAAATATATACCCGATAAAAGAACGCTTGTTACGCCCAATATAAACGGTATAAACGCATCTTTGATCGTGCTTTTTTTAATAGCAACGCCGATAAAATATAAAACGGGAACTAAAACAAGCAATTCAGGTTTAATAAATTCTTGATAGTTCATTTTTTGTCAACTCGCTTTACGGATTTGTTGTTTCTGCGGGTTCGGTCGTTTCAGCGGGAGGCGTTGTTTCGGTCGTAGTTGCAACGATCTTTTGACAGATAGTCGAAAGATTATCAGGCGTTACAACCTGCGCCGTCCAGCTCTGACTGGATTTAAGTTCCGTTATGCTTGTATCTATGACAACGCGCTTTGCAACCTTATTTTTAAGGCTGAACACGTGCTTTGTCTGAACAGCAGAAAACGTCAACGTCATGCCGTTTGTGTCGGTTGTATCGTCTTTTGTTTTGTCCGCCTGTTCGGGAATTGCAAACGTTCCTTTTAAGAACCAGAAAAGCTCCGTTGTTCCGTCCGTGTTTTCAGCTTCCCCGCCGAGTGCAAAGTATTTCGGGGAATATTCGCCGCTGTCAACGACTGCGCCCGTTGTTGCGTCAACGTCTTTATTATTGATCGCCGCCAAAAGATCGGGACGAAGCGCTGCGCCCGTAATAGATACTTCTGTTGCGGCTTCGCGTCCTACTGTTGCGAAAACAGTATCGTCATAATAAATATCGACTTTTTCACTATCGACGGTTCTTGACATTTCGCCAGCGGGTATCAGATGAAACGGATTGCCCGTTGTATATCCGCCGCCGTCCTCGTTGTTGTCGGTCAAGATTTCCGCGGCAAATACATTTTTTAAACCGCGTTTAAGTACAAACTCGCTCATAATAAACTCCTTTTTTATTCTTGATATTTTTCAGGATAAATAAAACTCATTGCCCAGCCTGTGTGCGTTTGAACGTCGCTTATAATGTCATAGCCCGCAGATGTCGGTATAAAACCGTTATTTCTCAAAGCCGTTATTATTTGCGGCGGGATCGTCTGCACCTCGGCGGGATTGTCTGAATAAAACATAACGCTGACGCTCCAGTTTATACGATGTGAATTATCATCATAGAATGAATTAAATTCGCTGTCCGTCGTAAAAAACGTTGTGAACTTTTGCGGATATGCTTCTTCAGGGTTTAATGTTCCTTGCAAATAAACATTGTCAGGCGTAAATGTTTCAAGTATTTCAATCAGTTTTTCTTTCATCGCTTTAAACCTTTCAAGATATCATTCAAACATTTTTCCTGCTGTTTTCTTATACGTTTTTTTGCTTTTTTCTTTGCTCTGTCAATAAAACCGAGCCGAATTGTTCCGCCGTCGCTTACATCTTTAATTTTTCCGTGTTTTTTTCTGTACGGTGTCCCGTAATTCATAAAAACAACTTTATAACCGACTGACGGATTTTTCGGATCGTATGCGCCTTTTTTATAACCGACGCGAGCCGTAATTTTTCCGTAATCGTTTTCGACTTCAGGCGCGGGCATATTGTCGATCAGCGTTTTATCAACATTCGATTCTTTCATCTCCTGTTTTAACTCTGATTGCATAATCTTAGCCGATGTATTTAAACAGTTTCGCGTGATCCGTTCGATATCGCCGCCAGCTTTTTCAATATCTTTCATAAGATCATCAAAGCCCGTGATTTTTAATTTTATCGACATAAAATTAAACGCCGCCTTTCACGCGTCTTACACGAAATTTTAAATATTGATTTCGCTGTTCGATGTTCTCGGGTTCATTTAAAATCTGATATTGTGCTTTTGTGTCATTTGCAAGAACGACAACGCAGTCGCTCGTAATATCAGGTCTGAACCACGTTTCAACGCTTGCCGTATCTTCGATTGATAAAAGCCCGTCAACGGTCTTTTCTTCGTTTCGTGATCCGCCGTATGTTTTAAACGACGCCCAAATTAAAAAGCCGTCTTTAAGGTCGGGGAGAACCTTTTTCGGAACTCCCGCGACCTTTGTATATTCTGTTGGCTTTAAAACGATCAACGGCGTTGTAAACGGAACGCTCGGTTGATATCGCTTTGCCATTACGCCGCGACGGGAGAAACCGCCGTGATTGTTACTTCGCCACTACCCAGCACGGCTTTATAAAGCGTGGACGCGTCGTTCTTTACGGTTGCGCTACCGTCCGCGATTGTTGCCGCCGCGCCCGCAACTTTGATTCCGACGTAATCAAACGCCGCAACGAAATAAACCGTTCCGCTTGTTACGCCTGAAGCGAAGTCAAGCGTTTTTATGGGCTGATCCGCGAGTTTATTTCCAGCGGCGCCCGTTCCCGTAACGGTAAAATCACCCGCGACCGACGCAGACGTCAGCACGGTATAGCTTGTTCCGATAAGGTTTAAAACTGTTCCGATCAGCGTCAAAAGATCAGTTCTTTCAACGGGAACGCTTCTGTTATTGTTAATCATTTTTTGATCTCCTTTTATTTTTTGTATTTTAATTGTATAGCCCGCTGTAAAAAGTACGGTGAAAGTTCCCCGTCAGCGCTGCCATAATTCCAAAGATCAGAAACACCGCGAGCAACAATCCCGCTTGTTATGTTGCTTTCCGCAACGCCAGCGTCAACAAGAAAAGCCGTTACTTCATCAATATAAACTTGTAACGTCGCGTCTTGATAATCGCCCGTTATGCCAAGCGCTTTTTTTACATTTTCAAGCATTGCCATTGCCCGCGATCTCCTTTTCTTTTATTTTCACGAAGGTAAATCAGCTTTCGCCCATTTACCCGAAACGACTGTCAAAACCTTGTCATTATCGGTCGTTGTAACCGCAGGAAGTTCTTTTGTCGTTGCCGCCGTTGTTACGGTTGCCGCGACCGTTGCGATTGCGTTTATCATATCAGGAATGATAACGATATTCGCTACATCGTCAGCCGATCCGCCAAGCGCAACATAAAGGTTTTTTAATGCTGTAATGGTATTATCCATTGTTCAAACCCCTTTCGGATTATGCTTTTTTAATGAGTATAAAGCCAGTCGGATTGAGTGCTTTACCGTCGATAACGACAAGCGCTTTATCAACCCATTCATTTGTTCTTTCGTCGAAATAGCGGCGCATTGTAAAGCCGAAGTTCTCGTTTACCGCGTATTCATACGGCTGCCAGTAAATACCGATAACGTCGCCGCTTGACGCCGTATCAAAGTCGGGCAGTATATCAGGCTCAACAATCGCGATTTCACGACCAAAGAATCTGCCGCGCGGGTCTCTATTATCGCCGCTGTCAACTTCGAGCCCTGTCGTCTGTCTGAATACGGGGTTGTTATTCGCGTCCGCCATTGTTTCAAGATATGAATCGACCGTTGCAAGGTTGAAAATAAATTCACCGTCACGATAGCCGAGCGGCATTTTTGCAAACAGCTTTTTACGCCACGCCGTCCAGTTGTTGATCTCTGCGGCTGTCATCGTGATAGACTGACCCATTGACGCGACACGCGGATCGTTTAAAATTCCGAGCGGCATTCCGTTTCCTGTACCGTTGACAATAGCAACATCCATCGCCTGTAAAAATGCGATAGCGATGACTTCCGCCAGTTTTGCTTCAAATGCTTCAAGAACAAGAATTTGAGAAACAAAGGTCTGCGCGATACGAATTTCAGCCGTATGATAACTAAACTGAATCTTTCCGAGCGGTGCGGTTTTCTGATTCGGTGAAGCCGTGCTTTCATTGATCCATTTGAACGTTGCCTGCAAAGCGCCGATCGGATATTCTACGCCGCCTTTTATATTCAAATGCTGAACGCGGTTATACAAATTGCCGTAACGTTTGCGAACGGTATTGATAACCTCTTTCATGATCGTCAGAGGGATCGCCGCGCCTGTTTCTTCCGTGCTGATTGCATCGGCTCTAAACTCGGCGGGAATTGCCGTGCCGTTCTGAACGTATGCTTTGAACGCGTTACGGTATTCCATACTTTCAAGCGGATTCGCGTCACGTGTCTGCGCGGGTTCGGGATTCTGTTTGAAAGCGCCGACGATAGAACCGTTATGAAGCTGCGCGTTTGCGGGAATCGCGGAACGCTGTTCGCCTTCTTGATCCGCTTTCTTTTCAGCGGCTTTTTCTTCGGCTTCGATTGCTTTCAGTTCCTCAACGGTATCATTGATTTCGTCGTTTACGTCCTCGATCTGTTCATTGATAGATCGGACTTCGTTCACGTCGTTTGAAGCCAGCGCTTTTGTTTTAAGGGATTCGCGCTTTGCTTCAAGCCTTGTTTTTCTTTTTTCAAGAATTGTTTTTCTCATTTTTAAACTCCTTTTGATAAAATCTTTGTTTTTTCTTTGAGTAGGTTTAAAAGATCGGTATCCACCGATTCGGCGTTTTGCTGTCTTACATTTTCCAATGCTGACCGCGCGTTCTCCAACGCTTCTTTGCTTCGCGCCTGTATATCGGTCGATTCATACGCGGGAAATGTTACCGCGCTGACCTCGACAACTGTACTTATTGCCCTTATATGCCGCGTTGGATGATCTGTATCAAGATCGCTCCATTCTTCATCTTTCACGGCAAACATAAACGACATACCCGTAATATCGCCGCGCTGGACGGCGCTATATAATGCCCGCGCTTCTGAATTGTTTTCAACGTCCAGCCTGACGATTATCGTCATTCCCTGTTCATCAACGCTTAATTGCATTGTAGAATTGCCGTTATTTCTGCGGGATCGCGCCAGCGGAATTTTACTTACATCGTGATTGACTAAAAAGCGAACATCCGTAAGATTAGCGCCGTTTAACGCGCCGCCCTCGATTATTTCATCGAAATAGCCTAAATCTGTTCGGCTGTTATAAACGATCGGTCTGCCCGTGATGATATTCCCTTTTTCGTCCTGTTCCGCCCTGACCTCGCAATTATATGATCGTCTTTCAAGCTCTTTTTTTTCGTCATTATTCATCATCATCAATACTCCCGTATTTTTCAGTTAAAAGATCACCGTAAAAATCTTCTTCCGATTCGAAGCCTTCGTCGATCATCTCTTTTAATAAAATTTCAATTCGGCTTTGCGGTTCTTCCGTCTGAACATCTTTGCCAAGAAGTTTATGTAAAAGTTTTTCGTTTCGGCTGATCGGTTCTAAAAGTTCATTTTCAGCGCCTAAAAGATTTTCAAGCGCATTTTCGTTTCTGCTCATTCCCATAACTTTATACCTCACGCGTCCGTGATGTTTTCTTCTTTGTTTTCGTCAACAACATCAACGTTTACTTTTCCGACTTGATATTGATCCGCGTTTGCCGCGTCGATCCAGTTTAAAGACATATATCGTTTACCCTCTAATTCTGGCAAAGGACGAAGCCCCAGCGCCGTTCGCTTTTCGTTCTCAAATAATCCGCCAGTCGGAGAAAGAATATTTATCATCTCCAGCGTTTGCGATACGGTCATAAAGATTAAATCTTTCGGATAAAGTTCGATTTTATTTCCGAAAGCCCGTTCGCGCGATGTAAACATCTTTTTCGTAAACGCTTGCGAAAAAGTTATAATCAACGGTTCAAGCGTTTTATTATAAAACGCTTCATACTGTTCTTTCGTATAATCGCCCGTCAAGATCGACAGCGGAACGCCCCAATTCCTTAAAATCTTTTCGTCAATAAATTTTAGTGTCTTATCATCAACGATTTGCAATTTGCGTTCCAGCGGTGTATATTCCGTTGACGCGTCAATCGGTAAAATGCCACTTTCGGCGTTTTTAACTTGCTTTTCAAAGTCTTTTACCGCCGCCGTCATTTTTTCTTCGCTAATAACGGATTTAATCTTTACAACGCCGTTCACGGCATACGACGCCTTCATCGCTTTTGCGATCCCTTTTAAAAGTTCATCGTTCAAATTCAGCGTTTTTAATAATGCGGTATGATCGGGCTGTCCTAAACGATTCCCGCCCATATATTCACTTACGGAAAAGTTATATCGAATATGAATAACATCATCATACGGAAGCGTCGTTGTATAGCCATTCCAGAACCAGAACTTTACAAAAAGCCGCCCCGTTGCGTCCTCGATAAAATCGACCTGCGTCGGATTGATCGGATATAATGATTCATAGTATCTGCGTTCCGCACCTGTTTTATCATCAATCCATGTGTAATACGTCGGAACGATAAACGCGTTATAATTCAGTAAAAGAAGCCACGTTGTTTTCTCTAAAAATTCGCTGGTCGTCATAAGGTCGTTCGGATGATTTAAAACATCTTGAATCGTTCCTTTTACGGGTACGGGATCGCTGCCGTTATATCTGACGTGCGTCGGATTTAGCTTTTTTGTTTCGTCAACGATACATTTCAAAGCCTGTTGAACAACATCGAACATATATATATTTGTTCCATATTGCCCGTAAATCGGAACGTAGCCGTCGAAAGTCGGCGCAAACTTTGAATTTTTCGGCTGTCGTTTGAACAGCTTATTAAACCATTCCATTTTTAAACACTACCTCCCGATACAAGCGTCATATAATCGCTTCTGTATCTTCTGTACATCTCATACAACATTATCAGCGTCACCGCGCCGTCAATCCTTTTTGACTGTTGCCCTTTGATTTTCACGGGCTGGATATTTCCCAAATTGTCTACTTCGCAACAACAATTTTTTAAACACCACTTGTCAAGATCATTATTCCCGTAATTGATTTTTTTACTTTTCAATTCGGCTTCAACAAGTTTCATCGCATTTGATAACGCGCGTCCCTGTTGCAACATTTCCGTTTCGAAGCCGTATTCATCCATTCGATCAATAAACGTTTTCGCATAGCGCTGATCGTAACCGACTTTATAAGGCTTTAATTTATAGTTTTTATAAAGCAAATAAAACCAGTCGCCGACGGCTGATATGTCAATTTCGTTTCCTTCGTGGATCGTCAATAAACCTTGTTTCGCCCATTCCATATAATCAGCGCCCGCAGCTTTATCATCGCTGGCGGTCAATTTGCTTTCAGGTATGAAATAATGACTATAAACATATTTCGTTTTATCATCGGGTTTCATAAGCAGGATTTTAACGTTTGCAAGGTCTGTTGTTGCCGCCAAGTCAACCGCGCCGAGGATCCAACATCCGCGGAAATCTTCAAGATCAAAAACGTCTTGAACATAATCGTAATCTTCAAGCATAAGCCAGCTTTGTGCCGTACTTTGCGGTATATTAAAATCTTTCGTTAAAAGATGAATCCGCGTTGCTTTGTCTGACTTTGCGACCTCAACGTCGCGGCGGAGCTTGTCAATTTTCTTTACGCCGTAACGGATCGCGGGATTCGATTTTTCCCAGCTTAATTCATCCTGCCAGATTTCCTGTTCGCTGTCTTGTTCGAATAAAAACGGTAAAATGTGAACATCGTCTTTTTCGCCCTCAATTACGCTTTTACAATAACTGATCTTTTTATCAAGATAACAATCGCGATTAAATCCCTGCGTCGTGCTGTTGATGAAAAGCGGTTCATCTTTTGATGACATTCCACGCCAGCAGGCTTCGGCGATCTCGCTTTGTCCGTTTTCTTCGTCTATATCGTGGGATTCGTCAAGATATGTTTTTGATATGTTGAAACCGTCTTTATTTTGCGTTTTTGAACTTAAACGAAAAACAGTTATGTTTTTATTACGGTTTTTAATTTCGGTTAAATTCTGCCCCGTGATGATCCTTTTTGGATCAAGGCGCGTTCTCATTCCGCCGATTTCCGACCAGATCAAGCGAGCCTGCCTGTCATCGTTTGACGCGCAGCAGATATCCGTTCCGCCTTCACCAACGAAAAGATCATAATTCCCGTCAGCCGCCAGCATTGTCGATTTGCCGTTTTTTCGCGCGATCTCCAAAAGTCCTTCAGTAAATCGACGCTTTCCGCTGTCCGTCATTTTAAAACTATATAGCGCTTCCCACCATGCCAACTGCCACGGCATAAGCGATATCGGTTTCATGTAATACGGCGCTTTGCTTTGCAAACAACAAGTCTGCATGAATTTAATACGTTTTCGGGCTTCTGCAGTATCGTAAATAAATTGATCGTCCTGTAAATCAAAAATCAGGTTTTCAATTTCTTTTTTGATCCAATAGCCCGCGACCACGTGCCGCCCGTCGATCAAATACTTGTATTCTTCAAGATACGTCATTCAAATTCCGCCAACCTTGAAAGCAATTCATCAGCCGCCGAGCTTTCCACCTTGTAAAGTATTCTTAAAAGCGTCGCCCGCTTTGCGTCGATCACGTTTGAAATGTCTTTTATCATTTTCCCCGCTGGCGTGATCTGCTGCCGTTCGGGATTTTTTTTATCAACACGGATCAGCGGCAAAGCGCGAAGCCTTTTTATTTGATCTTGAAAAAATAAATATTCATCAAGCGTGTCAAGAGCAAAGCCCCGTTTATCTTCTTCAACAACATCAAATATCTTTTCAAGCTCCGACCGATCCGCCATTTTTTCAACTCCCGTTTTTTGACGTTTTATTTTTGTAGTTTTTGATTTAACCGATTTTTTCAAATTTTTTGACGAAAAAAATCGAAAAATTTCAATTTTTTGTCCCGCGTGTAAAATAGGTACCCCCCGCAGTATATTGTAGAACCCTTTTTATTCCATGAAGGGGAGGGTATCAGCAGCGATTAAAGGAATCGAACCTTTATTTCCGCGTTCAAGGCACGGCGTACTGACCTTTATACTAAATCGCTCAATCAAAGAAAGAAAGGACGCGGATTAAAAAAACTTGCTGCAACAATAAAAAACATTTCCGCGCGGGCAAACATGATAAAACCCCGTTGTTTTTTGTTTCAGGAGAGTGGTAAGATAAGGAAACCATGAACGTATTACTTTTAATTAAACGTTTATAATTATTTTATATATATAATAATAATTAATATTATTTATATATAATTTATTTATATATATATTTCCAAAAGAAAATATATAAAAGAAAAGGTTTTAACTTGCTTTGTGTTCAAGCGTTTCGATACGTTCTTTGAAATCTTCTTGTCTTTCGGTTATAACATCAACTTTCTTTTCAAGATCATAAACGCGTTCGACAACGTTATTATGTTTATCCTGTTTTTTTTCGAGCTGCTCGATCCTATAAAGCGTTTTACTGTTAGCGACAACGACCGTTATAATAACTGCAACAAGGTTAAATATGCCTGATAATATCTGCGTTAAAACTTCCGAACTCATTCCGTGTATTCCTCAAACCATTTATCAATATATTGTTTCCACTCTTGTTTTTGCAATGTTGACCGTTTATCGTCGATTGCAAGCCGTCTAAAACACGTTTCTTTATCAACGTCGATAAATATACCCTCCGCGCCCAAACTTTCAATCCTGCGCGTTCTGTCGCTTTTTAGTGCGCCGCCCTCGATAACGTAAGCGCGTTCCCATTTGCCCGATCTTGTTTGAACGATATCAAGTAAACAATCTCGAACGGCAAAAGCATTTGATTTTAACGCGTTCGGCTTTTCGTATCTGTTGCCGCCTGTTATGCATTGCCAGATATTATCCATATCAACAATCAGATCGCTGTTCCCTTTAACGCTGTTGACAAAAGTTGTTTTACCGCTGCACGGTGCGCCGTAAACGTAATAAACTTTGCGTTGTGCAACATAACCAAAACGGGAATGTATTTCGTTATGCTCTTTTTGCGTAACGATCATTATATTGTCAGCGTTCAGCGATATATTAAAATCGTTCACGTTTGCCATTGTCAACGGCGTTTTATGATGTAAAACAATATCGTAAGATTTAACAATCGGCTTTCCGCTGTACTCGCTTAATAGATCGCCGTTTTCGTTTGTTCTTTCGTGAATAAGCTGTAAACGGAACGTCCGCCATATATCCGAATTATAAAATTGTGGTAGTGATTCAAACATAATTATTTTTCTTTCAAAAGTATTTCGTTGACTTTTTTCTGTACGGCTTCATAGTCATAACCTTCAGCCGTCAATCTTTGTTTGCGGTCTGATCCTGTTCCCCAAAAGCCTTTTATAACTTCGTCCGCGATTTCATCCAGCTTTTTATAACCGTTTAATCCGTTGCTTTTTATAATGCTTTCAAAGTCTTTAAACGCCTGATCCGTATCAACGATATATTTATTTATAACGCCGTTATCGCTGTTTTGCCATAAATCAAAAGCGTTAAATGATACGTTCGGTTTTTGCCCTCTCCATGAAGCAACCCATTTTGTAAAACGTTTTAATCTGTACGTTTGAAGCGTGTTATCAAACCATGACAAAGAAGCATAAACGCCCGCGTAAAATCCGAGCTGTTCGAGCCTGTTACAAAAGCCGATGATCGCGTCGGTCGTTCCTTTTCCGTGCCGCGCTTGCCAGTATTGATCTTCAACGTCAATATAGATCGGATATTCAAAGCGCCTGTTTTTCAAACAGTTTTCATATAAAAAGTTCGCTTCTGATATTCCTTCTTCCAACGTTTTAGCACATGAATAATAATACACGCCGCACGGGAATTTATTATCTTTGCATTGCTGATAAAAGTCTTTAAAATTCGGATCAACGCGTTTTTGTCGCTTTGCGCCGTTCCCTGTATATCCCGCGCGGATAATAACAAACTCATAACCCGCGTTTATTACGTCCGTGATCTTTAACCCGTCTTGATACTTTGATACATCAATACCGTTTCGAATATGGTTTCGCTCCTTTAAGATATTTGATTAAAATATGTTTCAAAGTTCGCTTTTTCTTCCGCCGTAACAACTTGATCTGTCGCGACTGTTATTTTATGATCGTTTTTCATATAAATTGTCCAGCCGCTGTTATATTGTGCTAATCCATAATACGAAGTCATTCCCGCCGATGCTTTACTTGTAAGCCACCAAACATTAGAACTAGAAGATCCAACATTTGCAATCCTTACCGCTTCGCCTGTAAGCGTTTCGTCGTCTTTATTTACGAAAGTATAAACCAGCGGAACCGAGAATTCACTTGATTGAATGGTCATCGTCGGCAAATTTGATTTTAATTGATATATTCCAGCCCTAATATAAAGATCATCTTCCCATACTGCGTAAAGATTTGTATTTGCCGTTATTTCCGTTACTTGTGTTCCGTTTATATCCGTCCAATATTCAAACGTATATCCCGTTTTTGTCGGTGAATATGTCGGCATTAATCCATATCTTACGTTTTCAGTTGATAACAATGTCGTTTGATCGTCATCATACATATTCACGGTAAAGTATTTATAATATGTCGCCGAAGCGCTCGCCGCGCTGTCCTGAAAATTCGTCCCTTTCGCTTTTACGGTTATCGTCGCCGTGTCCGCGCTGATTTCGCTTAAACTATACGTCGTGTTTGCCGTGTTATACGTCTGAACATTGTCAACGTATATATCATATGACGTTACAAAGTTTCCGTTCGTGGACGGATTCGAGATCGTCAACGTTTCGCCAGATATCGAGATCGTCGGCGCGTTCAGTTGCGGCTGCGCGCCGCCCGTTGAAATACTATCAACCGCCGATTTCAGATCGTCAAGATCTTTCGCCCCCGACGTTCCCGCCTTCGTGTTGATCGACGCCGCCAGCGCGTTCATCTTGCTTTCAAACGTTTCTTTTGCTGTCGGCATGTTATTCACCCTCTAATATTTCCCTGACGGCTTCGCGCCAGCGCTCTGGTACTTCTTCAAGTGTCATCAAGCCTTTCCTTACTCTATCTGCATATATTTTAGCCATTATATTAACTCTCCTATAAGATCGCCTAATTCAGCAATAGCCGCCTCTAAATCATCAATAGTGATCGCCTGTTCATTTCTTTTTACGATACTGCTTTTCCATTCGGGCAGCGTCATATCCGTTATGACAACGCGATCAACCACTTTCGATTTTTTGCCGCAATACGTATCGAACGTTTCTGCCGCTTCGTCGGGAATTAAAATCGCGTTTTCGTCGTTTGAATGATTGGCTGCTTGTCCGCTTTCGTCAAACGCGGGAAGTTCTTCCCATCTCATGATCCTGCCGTACTCATCCGATACGACGTTTGTTATATATCTCATGGCGTCACCTCCGCAAATGTATTCGCAAATTCGGGCATATAGTGACCGTTGTCTGCCGTGACGTATGTCACATCATTCCCACCTATTCTTACGCATGACGTTTCAAACGTATTGCCCGATACATAAAATTTCGGTATCGTTGCATTATCTGTGCCGAGGATCAATCCTCCTCCGTTAAAACCTGAAGAATATCCAGTTTCCGAACTTTTGAATATACTGTTGGTTATTTTTACGATCGTACTTGCCTTAAAGCAACATATACGAGTATTATCTGTCACATAGCAATTATCAATAATCAACAGAGAGCAGTCAGGAGCGTTGCCCACTCCGGATGTTGGGTTTCCTCCGCGCAGATAACAACCGGTAAAATATAAATAACCTTTTGAAGAATTCGTAAGAAAAGCATAAGTGACAGGCTTGTTTGCCCCGTAGACGTTACAGTTATTAAAATGCATTTCTGCTGAAGACGAATTGTCAAGATCCGCATACACTATACAATTTTCAGCCTTGAAAACGCTTTTGTTTAAAATATAGGATCTTGTCAGGCTTTTACAATTTGATAATATCAAAGAACCGCTTTCGTTCGTATAATACCCATTAATTTGGGAATTTGAAATAAATGTTGAGCCATAGTTTTTAAAGAAAGTAGGCGAGTCCCAAGCCATCGCATTCTGACCGATATCCGAATTGTTTATATAAAGATTGCTGTTTGAGTTGTTAGTAATATAAACGCTGTTAAAAGAACCGGTCCCCGCACCTTTTATTTCGCAGTTGTCAAAGAATACTTTACCGCTGCCCGAAAGAACAAAAATAAATGATTCGTACGATTTAAGGTTGCTTAAATGTACAGAAGAATTTGTCGGAACATTTATCGTTACCATTTCAAGCGCCGATCCTGTATTGCACCCCGCAAAGTTCAGATAAACAGCCTGCTTCTTGTCGGTTTGCGGCGCGATTGTCATTGTTCCCGTGCCGCCGAAGTCGCCGATAATATCAAGCCTATATGACGTTTTGTCGGTTGCAAAAAAAGCGTCAAGCAAAGCGACAATAGCCGTATCGTCGGCAGTTCCCGTGCATTGATAAACATAATCGGGCGTCGCAGGTGCTGTTGGTATACTGTCTACCGCTGATTTCATTTCGTCAATGTCTCTTAAACCTGACGTTCCCGCCTTCTCGTTTATACTGTCAACAAGCGCGTCCATTTTCGCTTTGTACGTTTCTTTATTTGTCGGCATTGCTTACACCCTCACTTTTTCAACGTCAGCTATATTTACAATACTATCGAGATTATGTTTTCGGTCTGAAGAATGACCTAAAACAACTTTATTTCCGCTGACTTTATCAACGATCCATATATATTTTTTTGCCCAAGCGGGAATAGGTTTCCCGTTTATATATTTGCTGCCCGTGATAATAACGCGGTCGCCAGCTTCAATTTTATCAGTCGGCTTTTCAGGCGGTTTAACGGGCTTTTTTTCGGGTTTTTTTATCGGCTGGATGTTTGTATCATCATAAAGCAAATAATCGCCGTCCACGGCTTTTTTAGCGCCAGCAACGTTCATATCGCCGTACTGCCATATCTTAAACTGTTTCGGATCGCTTTGTTTGTTTATAAAGTCTTTCGCGGTCGTTTCATCCGTGTAATATGCAAGCCAGATATTTTTGTCTTTGAGCCTGTCAAATTCGAGATAGTTCTTTATGAAGTTCGGATTGATATAAATAATGCTGTCAAAGCCCGCTTTTTCAATTTCAGCGCAAAAAGCGATCAGAATATCAGTATTGAGTTTTTTTTCATCTTTCGAATATTTTTTCGCTTTGTCGTTTTCCATATCAACGCCAGCAAAAAGATTTATTTTATCTTTATACGGCTTTATAACGCTAATAAAATACGCTGCTTCTTTTTTTGCGTCCTCAACGGTTTTCGCCATTAAATAATGATACGCGCCGCATTTGATCCCGTTCGCTGAAGCGTTTTCGATGTTCGTTTTAAATTTGCTGTCTGTCACAAAGCCGCTTTTCGGATTGCTTACAAGATAACCCTGCGTCGCTTTTATCATCGCGAAATATACATCATCTTCTTTGACCTTTTTCCAGTCTATAACGCCGTCATTTACATATACGTCAATACCTTTTTTCATTTCTTACGTTCCCCATGTTTTCGTTAAAAGTTCCGTGTAAACGGATTCTTCTGTTTTTGCCGTTCCTGTCAGCTTTACGTCGTTCACGTATGCCGTTTTGCCCGTTGCAATATCCGCCGCCGTTGCGTTCGCGTCGCTGGTATCTGTCCCCGTAATATGAATATGAGGCGATAATATGACTTTTCCCCCGTTTATATATGCCATATTAATATACTCCCATAATCCGCGTTATTTTTTGTCCCGCGATAGTCGTTCCGCCGCTTGTCATAACGACGGCTGTTGATGTATTTTGAATAAGTTTATCAGTTGACGTGTTAAAGATAATCGCGATTCTTATCAGAGTAATCCCCGCGGTATTTCCCGTCATTGCATTTCCAACGCCTTTTATATATGCACGGTTGTTCGCGCTGTCGATCTGAACATTACAAAGAATATCGCCAGCCGTGCCAGCCGTTACCGTTACAAGTTTATATGATGTAAGCGGAAGATCGCTTTCGTTTTCATAATCTAAACTGCTGCCGTATTCGACTTCCTGATCTATGATCGGCGCGGCTGATATTGCTATACGATTATTTATATAAATACCTTGACTTTCAACCGTTCCCGATAAAGTTTGAAGCGCTGATGTATGTTCGTTTACGGTTTCGCCGATCTCTGTAACATCAGCGTTTAAATCAGCGATTGAAGCTAAAAGATCGGCAAATTCGACGTCATCGGTCGGAATGTAAAGACAATTTTCTTCTTTTGTAACGATCGCGTTATATTCTGCTGTCGTTCCGATCCAAACCATAAAGGGTTTATTCTTATTTCTTTCTTTTAGCTTTGTAACGAAGCCCGTGTCAACGTCGCTGATTGCGTGAGTTTCGACCGCTTGCACGATCGCCGCCAGCGTCTGTTCTTTTGACATAGCTTCCTCGAGGTTTTTACCCTTTGCCAAAACGTAATATTTTCCGCTTTCCATTCCTTACACCTCTAAATCAAAGTTGTTCGCTTCAGCGATCGCCTTTTTAAGATCGGATTCTTGTTTTTTGATTTCCGCGCTTGCTTTGTCATTGTCGCGCCAGTTTTCATCATAGTTCCGTAAAAGCATAGCCGCCGCCGTTTCGCTCGGCGGGCTGTATCGTTTATATTTTTCAATCAAAACGATGTTTTCGCCGTTCTTGTCTTTTCGTCCGACGCGCTTTTCTTCCTCGTATTCAAAGCCGATCGCCTTTTTTAATAATGCCGCTTTGATCTCAATAACAACTTTAGCGCGCCCACGCGCGAAAGCGTCTTTTAACTCTTTTTTTTCGCTTTTATATTTATGCAAAGTGCTGACCGCTATTTTAAACGCCGCCGCGATCTCCTCAACGGTCGCGCCTGCTTCAACCGCTTTTTTTATATCTTTAATATGCGGTTTTATCTCGCTGTCATATCGTGAAGGTCGCCCCACGTTTTCGCACCCCTTTAAATAAACAAAAGCCGCCCGAAACTGTATTTAATTTTCAAATACACGCGGACGACCTCACTTTTTACATATTATGGAATTATAAATTTACGGCTGTATTCTATCAGATATTTTTTTATTTGTCAATACCCTTAATAAATTATTTACAAAAAAAAGCAAAGCGGGTTTTCCGCCTTGCTTCAAGTGCTATCATTCCCCGTATTTTAGTTTTAACGGGAACGCTTGTTTTTATTCGTTTTCAATGTCATTTTCTTTATTGATAAGATGTTCAAACCATAAAGATCGCTTTACAAAATCTTTAATGTCTTTCGCTGATCGCTTTTCTGTAACGAACATTTTAATTAAACGTTTCGCCTGACGTTCTGGTCGAATGTGTCGGCTGATCGTTTCAATAACCGTCAGCGCGTCCTCAATCGTCATTTGACTGTAATATAATTTGCGTTCTTCTTTTTCTTTTTTCTCGACGGCTTCTTTAGCCGCTAAGATCGTGCCGATAATCAACTTTTTATATGTTTCGTTTAAACCGATTTCGCCGTGTTCATTGCCCGCGTTCTCGATCTCTATGATAATTTTTTCGATCATTGTTTCTTCATTGTGTTTCATTAATATTCAATTCCTTTCGTCAAGGTCGTTGTCTGACCTCTTGATTTAATAATATCAGATATTGAACATAATGCAACATATTTTTTATAGCGTCTGCATAGTGCAGCAAAAAAGGCGGATCGCGCCGCCTTTTACGTTGTTATTTAATTATGCGTTGATCGGTTCGACCTGATCCCGCTTGAAGAAAAACGCCGTTTTCATAAAGCACGATCCCGCTTCTTCTTCCTTTTCTCCGTTTTCGTCCATGATCTCTTTATCTATGTGATATTTCCATATTCTTATTTTTGCAATTGCGTGTTCGCCTTTTTTTACTGAATATCCGAGTTCTTTCCACATTTGAAAAGTATGTATCGGTTCAGGTTCTGGCATTGTTATTTCTTTTCCGTCATCCGTTTTCATTGTCAGGATCCTGCCTGTCGTTCCGATAATCCCGTCTTTCATAAGCTGGCAACTATTTTTTAATATTATTTCAGCGTTCGTCATTTCCGTTTTTCCTTTCTTTTTTTCAGCAATACGCGATTATTTTATAAAAGTTATCTTTATCAAAGAGCCTTTGTGTGAATCGTTCTAATTCCGCCGCCGATTTAAAACTTTTACGCTTTGTCGTTATGCTGCCGCTTTTCGTGAACTCTTGCCATACGATCATATTCATTTTTCTTTATCCTTTCTACTATTTTTGTTTTATTTATTTCTTAAAAATGCGTTTCCAAATTCTTTTACACTTATAACTTTACCGTCTTTGCCGCATTTGCCAGTCATCTTGTTGTATGCTTCAAGTCTGTTTTTCGCCTCAATAATAATTGTTTCGTAATTGTTAAATCCTTTTTTTACGGTTACGCTAAATTTCATTGTTTTTATTCCTTTCTTTTGCGCGTCGCGTTGTTCTTTACTGATACTATTTTACTACTTTTAACATAAATTGCAAGGGCTTTTATACATTTTCTTACAGTTTTTTATACTTTTGTACTATTGCATAAAACAATATAATGCTTTTTGTATAATTTGCGCATAATAAAAAAGACGGATCACTCACCGTCTTTTATATATTCGATATATACTTCTGTCCGCGGTTTTTCTTTATCGTGTAAAATCCGTGATCCGTCGTGTGATTGTACGATCGTATAATTATCATCAGCCAAAAAACCGCACCTTACAAGTATATCGTCGATAGCTTGAAGCATATTTACAAGATCGCATTTTTGCCGATTTTTCATATAGAATAAGCATTTTATATTTACGGGCTTGTCTATGTGATAATTTTTCGGGATGAACCACGCCGCCGCCTGTTCATACTCTTTATATTTTTTTGACGGATAAACAAAAGGTTTTCCCGTTTGCTTGTTTATAAAGATCTGCTGGCTGTTCTTTTTACTGATCGGTTGTAAGGGAATGATAAATTTAATCATTTGTTTTTCTGCTCCTTTGTCGCTTGTTCGATCTCGGCTTTGACCGATTGTTTAATAATATCTGTCATCGCTTTCATCAAAGTATCATTCTGCCGTAATAACGTTGATCGGCTGTCTTTTAGCTCTGACATAATATCTTCTTTCGTAGTTCGGAGATCCTGCTTCTGATCTAATACCGTTTGCTTTTGCGCGTTGCTGGTCGCAATGCTAACAAAAATATATGATCCCAATAACTGAATAATAAACGCTAATATTTCAATCTGCGTCATAATAAACCCTCTTTTCAAAAGTCGTTATATTTTCTTTATAAAATGCCGATAAAAAGTTATCAAAAGGTTTATCAACGCAGGAACTCAATTCGATATACGTTTTTTCTTCTTCGGGGAATGTATGAATTGCAAAATGACTTTCACCGAGTAAATAAAGCGCAGTAAAGCCGTAAGGATCAAAAGAATGTTCATTTACTTTGATGACGGTAAACCCGTTTTCTTTTAATAACTTTAAAAAAATGCTATTTAAAGTTTCGGGATTTACTTCTTTAATCCATGCGTTAAAGTTGTTCATCTTCGCTTTCAAAAAAAACGCCCTCTTTGTATTCTATTTTTTCAAACTCATTCGGAATATCTTTTGTATCGCCTTTATAAAACACTAAAACGTTTTGATGTGTTTTTACGACTTTTCTTGATGTCATTGCTTTGCTGGCGCGTAACGCTGACGATCCAACCATATTTACTAAAATCATTTCGTTATATAAAATCATTCCGTTGCGTTGAAATGTCGCTTTAATATCATCAACAAAACCATAATACGCGCCCGTTTTTTTGTTTCGAACATCGCCCGCAACAATAACCGCGAAACGATTATTTTTTAAACATTTTTCCGCTTTTTTAAATGCCGTATCTAAAATATTATAAAATTCTTCATACGTTTCTTGATTGCTTGCGTCGTTCGGTTTATCGCTGTAAACCTCTAAATCATAATAAGGTGGGCAGCTAAAAAATAAATCTTGCGTTTCCGCTTCTATATGCTGATCTACGTTCCGCCCGTCGTCGCATATATATTTTGCTGATAGTGAACATCTTTCAACCTGTTCAGTATTAAATACTACTTGTTTTTCTCTTAATTCGATCCCCGTAAATTCAGCGCCCAGCGTTGCCGATACAAAGCCGAACGCCGTATCTCCCGCGAAGCAGTCGAACGCTTTTCCGCCGCTTTTCGGGAGAAACCATTTTACAACGATTTCGCATAAAACGGGATCTAATATTGATATGTTTTTTAATTTCCCCAAATTGCCGTATTTGCTTATATGATCGGGAAATAGTTTTGCGTCGCCCCGATCGCCTTGATCTTGGATTTTTTCATTCCACATTTTTTTTCGTTCTTGCCAATAGCCCTGCCGCGTATCAAGCACCGAAAACGGCGGAACGATAAACTTATCAATTAATAATCCAGCTTCTTTTAATTCGATTCTGTCGCTGTTGCTGTCAAGTTCCATTTCATCAAAGCCGAATTGTTGCATATCAAAATCAAGATCGTTAAGCGCTGATATTTCCGTTTCGAGCTTTTCAAAATCCCATTCGGCAAATTCAGCCGTTTTATTATCAGCCAGCCGAAAAGCCTTGATCTGTTCAGGCGTTAGATCATCTGCCACGATACACGGAACTTTGTCAAGCCCTAATTTTTCGGCGGCTTTTAACCGTGTATGACCTGCTACAATCACATTATTTTCGTCAATAACGATCGGGACTTTAAAGCCGAATTCTTTTATTGAATTTGCTACAACGTCAACCGCGTTTTCATTGTTACGCGGATTATTTTCATAAGCCTTTAAATCTAATATTTTTATTTCTTTAATCAGCAAAAAATCAATCCTTTTTGCTTTTATTATCCCCAGCGGATCATAAAAGCATAAGGCGATTTTTTACGGATTATCGCAACAGATTAAATATATGAACGTATAAGCAATAATGATATCGGCGATGATATTTATCATTTATTTTTGCCTTCGTTTAAAAGTTTTTTTAATAACTCTAATGCCAATCGTAAACCGTTTCGATATCCTTTCAACTCTGAAAGATCATCGTCGGTAAAAACGCCTTTTTGATATTGCGCCATTGTAAACGAAACGAAAGATTCGGTTCTTGTTTGATCAAGATGATATTCCAGTTCTTCTTTTAAGTCGTTTAAAATCTTTTCATAATTCATCGGGTTCTTTCTCTTTCAATTCCCTTTTTAAAATCTTTAAATATTGATATAGTTCATCGTGAATAAATTTACTATGTTTGTTTTCAATAAGTCTTTCGATACGTTTGATCTCTGCTTTCAGCTTCTTTTTTTCCACGCTTTCACGTCCTTAAAATAGTTTTATTTGTGCCATAGCGCGATCCAGCCGCGCTTTTCCCTCTTGATAATAATATTCATCTATTTCAAAGCCTAAAAAATCAAAGCCCAAATTATAACACGCGATCAGGCTTGACGCGCTCCCAACGTGAGTATCAAGTATTTTATCGCCTGCCTTTGCATATTTCGATAAAATCCATTCATACAACGCGACGGGCTTCTGCGTTGGATGTATGCGGTATTCTTTGTTTTTCATATCGCCTTGTAAAAATCCGTTCCACTTAAACGAAAACATCCGAACCGCTGTTTTAAAACTCGTCCACGCCAGCTCGCAATCGGCGAAGTCGTTTGCTGTATTTTCTTTGTTCCATACGATCCAGCAGCTGCTATCATACGGGATTTTACTTATAAAATGATTCGCCCCGAATATTATTTGATTTTTTGAAACGCGGATCAGCTCGGTAAAATATGTTTTCGGCGGGCTTTCCTTATCATTGCCGTAAAACGGTTTATAATCTTTTGCAGCATATTTATTCCCGCGCGTTTTATTCCGTTCTCCGCTTTCGCCGATTCCATAAGGCGGATCGACAATAGCAAGATCAAAATATTTATTGGGGATTTCTTTCATTCCAATCATACAATCTAAATTGTATATGTGATTTAATTCAAACATCTTTTTACCTTTCGCAAATATCAACGATATGTTCACATAGCTTTTCGGGAATAATAGAACGGTCGCGAGCGCCTTTAATGCCCTGCGTTCCTGTTTGCGATCCGCGAGGCGCTGATACGTGACATTTATCGCCGTTTTTACACGGCGGTTTAAATTGCGGCTCAAAATGATTCGTCCATATATCGGTCGGTTTCATTCGCGTATCGCCATATTGGCAATACGTGACCGTATGACGATATTTATTTAAATCCTGCATAAAACTTGCTTTTCTCATTCCGCCACGCGGGTTTTCTATAAACCAGTATTTTGGTTTTAATTCTTTTATGAGATTAACAACATGTTCATCTATTTCGTCGCATTTTTTAGCATAAATGCTTTTAGGTTGTAAAATCCCGTTTTCGTCTTTTGTGCGATGATAGCTGATCGCCGCAATTGAGAATGTCGTGCAATCAGGCGAAGCCCATATTACATCAGGAACGCCGCCGCAAAGATTTATAATATCATCTTTTGTCAACGTGCCGATATCGGCGCAAAGCGTCGGTTTAAAGGACGGATTCCAATCTACCGTGTAAACCTCATGTCCGCGTTTTTCAAAAGCGTTTGCAATGCTTTTTGTCCCGCAGAATAAGTCCAAAACTTTCATTTTTATTTTTCCTTTCTTTTTCTTGTTGCGTAAAGCGTCATATTTCCGCTGTTCCACGGGGAACATTTTAATTATCGTTGCGTTTCGCAACATTTAAACCGAGCAAAGCGTCTATTTCGTCAACTTCATCAATCAGTTTTTGTTTGCGGCGGTCTTTGCCTTCGACGTGGACAGGACGGCACATGCCCAGCAGCCTTGAATATAATCGTTGTTTTTTTATGTCGGCGGGCTTTTTAAGTTCTTCGCTCGTAAGGTTTGTCGTTATAATCAGCGGCAGACCAGCACGGGAGCGGCTGTCAATTACATTCTGAACGATCTCGCCCATATACTCGGTATCTCGTTCGCTTTCAAGGTCGTCAATAACAAGTAGATCAAAGTCGTTCAGGCTGTCGATATAATCTTGTTTTCCCTCTCTCATTCCGCTGATCGTATTCACCAGCCGCGTAAAGTTTGTTACGAGGCACGGTCGCCCTTTATCGATCAAAGCGTTAGCAATGCAAGCGGATATAAACGTTTTACCCGTTCCGACTGATCCGAAAAGCAGCAGACCTTTTCCGCGCTTTTTCATCTCGGCAAAATTATCAACGTAATTCCGCGCTATTTGCGTTATTTCGGCGTTTTTTCCGTCGTCCTTGTCAAACGTCCAGTCTTTCATTTCCGCGTCAGTAAACCCCGTTTTTCGCATTCTCATAACCTCAAAAAGCCGTTCACGGTTCTTCCGTTCCTGTTCTTCTTGTTCGCGCTTTTCAACCGCGCATTTACAAAGACAATAAAATATCTTTTCCGTTCCGAATACATCAACCCGCGTTTGCTTTTTTCCGTGACATTTGCCGCAATGTAAAAGCCCGTCCTCGATATAATCATCATCGTCCTTTTGAACGTTCGCGGCTGTCCGCGCCGCTATTTCGTAAAAGGTTTTTTCGATTTCCATTTCATACAATCCCCGCTTGTTCTGCTTTTAACATCGTTATTTTATCCTGTAATATTTTTTCTGCTTTTTCACGGTTTTCAAAGACCGCTCTAATTCCATAATCGGAATACCTGCCCGATGTCACTATATATATAATTTTTTTCATTCTTCATCACTCCAATCTAACGCCCATTCGCAATACGGACAACAACTTTCGGGCAATTGCTTATTTAATTTTTTGCCGCAACGCGGGCATTTTACATAATTGATTGTATGCATTATTTGACCGTCAATCGCTATTTCGTCAGTACATCTAAGGACTTTATGCGACGGTATTTCTTCGATCTTGACCGTAACTATTTCATACCTTTTCAAATTGATCTTTCGCCGTCTGATTTCTGTTTTTATAAAGCTGTCGGTCACTTTTGGGATCAATAACGGCGGCGCCCATTCATCCGCGATTCTGCAATGCGGCGGAAAATAGCTAAAATCCGTTCCTGATACAAACGCCCCGTCTTTTTTTCTTTTAATTGCGTAGTATTCCATATCTTTTTACCTCAATAAAATTACTTTTGCCCAATCGGGAAGATCGCTACTTAAAATTAAATACGTGATTCCGAAAACGGCGGCAATTGCAATTAAACCCGAAACGATCATTAAAACGGTATTTATTATATTATTCTTGTTGTTCCTTTTCATTTTATTACTACCTCGCAATCTTTCCGATCAAACCGAATAATCGGCGCGCGCGGTTCGTCAAATGCTTTTACATAAACATATCTTGAATTTACCGCATCGGCGTTAAATTCCGATCCTTTTTTCATCAAGCCCAGCCCTTGAATAAAAATATCGTCTTTTAAAATGCATTTTGTTTTACCCTTTTTCATCTGTTCACCTCATAGAATCCCGTCAAGATCGTCTGGCGCGTTGCTGTCGATCATAACGCCGTTCGCGCCGCGCCGCTGTCCGTTCCCGTTTTTAGCGTTTAAATAACTTTCAAACTTTGAGCCGAAAAGCGTTACAGGTCGTAAATATTTCTCCATGTCCGTTCCTTTCCATTCCGCGACCTTTTTGTCGATCACGGTATAAAAGTTTTCAACGGTAAAGCCTTCGTTTAATCGCGCTTTTATATGTCGCGCCGTGCTGTCTGTTGTCGGTCTGTAAGCCGTGCCAGCTTTTAAATTTAAATAGCTTACGATCATTGATATAATATTTTTATTATCATTTTTTATATTATCAATATTTATATTTTCTTTAGTATTAGGTAAACGTTGTTTAATACCCTGTTCAACTTTGTTTACCGTCTGCGATTCAACATTATTTAATACCTTGTTAAACATAGTTGAACGGTATTCACAAAACTTTATCCCGTTGATATGCTTTTCGCTTTTTACGATATAGCCTTTATCTACAAGTGATTTAAGGTTTTTTATGACGCCCTGTTTTGTCGAATTCGTCCAATCAGCTAAATACTGCAATCCGCCCGTAAATGATGTATCATCGGCTTGTGAAAACCCGTAAATGATCGCATAGATTAAAAGCTCGTTCCCTTTTAGATTTAAATCTTTTACCATAAACGCTTGTATGTTGATATAATTGTTTTCGTGTAATTTGCTCATTTTTTCACCGCCTTTTATAAAATGTTAAGTATCCGAATTAAAAAATTTATTAGTTCCTTTATTTCAAACTTGTCTAATGTTACGGCGTAATATTCGTCACAACATTCGCCGATACAAAGATTGCCTTCCTCATCAAAGAAAAATTCAACAATTCTTTCTTCTTTTAATTTCTGCAAAACTGAATATGGCTTTTTTAATTTTTCAAATTCGAAACCATTCATATTTTTTTATACCTCTAAATTTCATTAGGTTCATCGTCATAATTTTCATCATATCGTTTTAACGCGTCCGTTATAGCGTCTGATATAGTGTGTGATATAGAATAATTAAGAATATCAAGGAACTTATCGCGAGCGGATTTATAGCCTTCCTGATAACCGTCCTTATAGCCTTGATCGTATTGATCCCGATCATATTTTAATACTTTTATCAGTTCTTCTTTGTCAATATTAATATTTATTTCGTGTCGAACTGCTGCCGTTATTTGATCATCTTGTTTTTTTGTTATTTCAGATACAAGTCTGTCTGTAAGTGTAATCGGTGATTTGTACATAATTTTTCCTTTCTAAATAAAAACCGCAACGGTACTGGCGCGGTGCAGCGCGTTTTCCCGAAGCGGAATTTTGCTGGATGTGTTTTTTTTCGTTTAAACATCTGCACACGTTTAAACTTGTTTTATAACGCGTGGTATACACGTCCAACGTGTATCAGTACATTTCCGACTGTGACAAATCCAATTGTCAACCGCGCGTTTTAGAACACTATTATTATACTACAATAATTTCAAAATGTCAAGAATTTTCTGACAATTCATTTTTTTGTTTTTCTTTTAAAGCCCTTTCGAGACATTCAGGACAATTGCCTTTACATTTTCCTTTTGCATAATTGCCGCATAGCGTTCTTACAACCTCTATGCGATGTTGTTTGATTTTGTCGAAACTTTCTTCGTAAATCATTTTGTTTTATCCTTTCTTAAATTAAAAATTCCATTTTTACGAGATCGTCAGGCTGGCAGCCGTAAAGCTCGCATAATTTACCGAGTTGATACGGCGTAGGCAAACAAATTCCGTTTTCCATTTTTGATAAAATCGGTATGTCAAAATGTTCATCAAACGCCCGCATATATTCGCAGACGGTTGACTGTTTTAAGCTCCGATCTTCGCGGATCACCCGCAGATTATTATTGAACGATAATTGATTTTTTTCAGCGTTTAAAATGCGGTTGATCTTTTTTACGGGAGCGAACACGCTGCGCCCTTTATTCAAGCATTCTTTTTTATATCGTTCTATCTCGATATTGTTGTCGGTCTTGTAAAAGCCTTTGCTTTTGCCTGATCTGATTAAAACGTAATTATCGCCGTTATCGTAGCCGCTTAAATCGTGAAGAATATTTCGCACTTTCCGCGCGTCAGCGTTCCACCACATCATTAAAACGGGATATGTCACGGCGTTTACTTTGCCGATCGGTATATCGTTCCAGTATGCTTCAAGTTTTAATTCATTCATAAAGTGTAACCCTTTCTTTATTTATGTTTGCTTTTGCAACATACGGCACATAATAAAATCATGAAAAAATTACTGTTGTGTTTGTCATCTGTTGCCTTTTTGTCTTTTGGTTTTTCGTCGGTTTCATCTGCTCAATGTACTGTTCAGAACGGCGATTCAATCTGGCGGATCGCCGAACGGTACAACATCCCGTTTTATAAAATGCTTGAATTAAATCGGCATTTACACAACCCGCATTTGATTTTTCCAAAAGATAAAATCGAAATGCCGCAATATGCGGAACACGGTACGGGAACGCGAACGGATGAAAGTTCACATTCTGACGATATCCCGCACGGCGATTCCCAGCCAACGGATCACGAAACGTCATCCCAAGCCGAAGCCGTTTTAAATCTTGTCAACGCTGAACGCTCAAAGCAAGGTTTAAAGCCCCTGACGCTTTCCGAAAAGCTCGATAATCTCGCGACGATGAAGTCGCAGGATATGGCGGAAAAGGGATATTTCGATCATACTTCCCCGACGTATGGAACGCCGTTTCAGATGTTACAAGATCACGGCGTTCACTACCGCGCCGCTGGTGAGAATATCGCCGCTGGTCAAAAAACGCCTGAAGAAGTAATGAACGCGTGGATGAATTCAAGCGGTCATCGTGCTAATATCTTAAACGCTAATTATACACAACTCGGCGTTGGATATTATCAAGGCGGTCAATACGGCGTTTACTGGACGCAGTTATTTATCGCGGAATAGTTCGGCATAGGCGGGATAAAACCCGCCTTTTTGCCGTTTGCAAGCGCTTAATACGCTATTCATTGTTATTCCTTACATTCACATTTCCCCGTTTCACGGTTAAAAACCGCGCATTTTTCACGCAAACATTCAACATACTTTCTTTTTGTGTTTTCTGTTTGTGTAATGCTGGTTTGTCGTCCTTCGTCGTCATATTCATAATGCCATATATTCATAACTAAAATATTACACGCATAAGGACAAAATAATTTTTCATTACTTTCATTCATACTACTTATAACCTCTTGATCTGTATTCTGTATTGTTTGCTTTCGGGAACGGTAAAAGCCTTTTTTATGAACGATTTACGTTCAATCAGATATTCTCCCGTGATAACCTTTTCGCGTTCGCCGATCTTGTCTTTGATCTGACGGTCAATATCTTCATATTCTTTTTTCGCGGTCGATAACTCATTTTTACGATTTATCAACGCGTCAAGTTCTTCGTCAAGATCAACGTCGGCGGGTATGCGGCGCTGTAAGCCGCATATATGCGATAAAGAACAGTTTTCGCATATACTTATATCATCGCAGGCGTCAGGCGTTTTTTCAGCCTTTAAAGCCGCGTAAACGCGTTCCGCTTTTGATAACATTTTATCTCCGTAATCATAATCAAACGGAACTTCAATAAATTTCGTTTCGCCAGTCAACTTATTCGTCAAGGCAAAGAATCCGCGTTCTTTTCCGAAATACAGCATATAGATCATCAACTGCGCTGGATAGCCTTGTATATACGTTTTTTTGCTGTTTAAAAAGTCGTTCACGCTGTTCAGCTTGTCATATTCAAACGGGGATAACCCTTTGATCTCAACGGGGAGAAGTTCCCCGTTTTCGTCTTTTATGCGGATATCTTCACGCCCCGATATGATCCCGCCTTTTACGTCGATTTTCCATGATCGAACGGTCGGCGTTATGACCTCAAAGCCCGCTTCTTTGATGTTGTTGATCGTGTGATCTTCAAGCGTATTCCCAAGATCAAAAATGTTTTGTAATCCTACGTCGTGCGGTTTCTGTTCGTCCCAATGCTTAATTAAAAGATATAAATATCTTTCGCACGGATGACCGAGGTTCGATGCTCGCAGATTATTACACGGATAAACTGTTATTTTAGCCGCTTTTGCTTTGAAAAGTTTCGCGTTCATCTGTTCAACCGTCATCGCCCGTTCTCCTGTTCCACGCTTCGACCGCGCTTTTTTCGTTTTCAAAAGCATTTGAATGAGCTTCGCACGATTCACATTCGACGTAATAACGCGGTTCTGTGTCATTAACTCCGAACCATCTTACGCGGCATTTATCACCGCCGCAAAACGGACACGGTTTTAATTTATAGATTTCATTCATCGTCGTTTACCTCGTTAAATTCTTCAATATCGCCGCTGAAACAATGCGGACAGCCTGACAGCGTTTCAGTACACGGAAAACCCCAAAACTCGCCGCGGCTTTCTTGCCATGTCGCTATTTCATCTTCATCAAAGACGGCGGCGCAGTCGTTGCATTTATACATCATTTCCCGTCACCTTTTGCCGCCTGTTGGCATTTCCAGCAAAGCATTTTTCCAAATGCTCCCTGACTGTAAGACGCAACAGATTGATTAATCGCCGCGCCGCAGTTCGCACAAACAAGCCCGCTTTCTTCCGCGCCTTCTTTATTCTTTCCGCCTTTGCTGCCCGTTTTGAACGTATAACCGTCAATTTTATTCGGATCAAGCCCCGCGCGTTCAAGAGTTGCGATGTCGATATTACGCAAATTCGGGATCAGGCGTTTAATGCCGTTATTCAGGCAGTTCGTATATGCCGCCATTTTTACATCTCGGTCGTCGATTTCATCGGGCTTTTTCAGCGGTTGATCTTTGCCCGCTTTAGCGAAAAAGTCTTCTTTCATTGATCTGCTGCCCTCGCACTCGATAAACTGATCTTTCAGCATAAAACGCGCTTTGTAAGTATACGTTTTATATCCTTCGTTGTCGTACTCAACAAGCGGCGCTCCGATCAACTGAATTGAGATTCCGAAAAGCCGTGCGACCTTCGTTGTTCCGCTTTCTTGCAAATACGGTTTCCCGCCGATCAATACCCAGTCAAGTTCAGTCGTGATCCTTAAAGCCGCGTCCATAATACGATTCATCGCCGCAATATATTTTTCGGCTTTTTCCGCTAAATAAAGAATATTGTCGGTATTCGTGTCAAGCAATCCGCCGTTCTGCTGCAGTCTGGCGGTCAGATCGACGATATCGCCGTCGATAATTTCAACTTCGTTTTTATTCATCACCTTATTCTCCTTTCTGCTTTCCTTGCCGCTTCTGACGCGTGCACCACTTCATCGCCGCTTCTGACGCGCGCACCACTTCATATTCTGTCGCGTTCTCGTTTATGCAAATAGCCTGTGAAGCATCGCGCACGCCTGAAATTCCCGCAAAAATTGAAGTCCCGTATACCTCTTGTAATATTTCGCCCGTTTCTATGTTTTCAATCGTGATTTTTAATGTGTTTTTTCTTTCGCTTTCCATTGTTTTTTTAACCTTTCTTATTTTCTGCTTCTGTTAAAAGCTGTTTTAATTTTTTGATGTGTTCTTGTAAGTGTTCAATCTCGATGTTTTTTACCGCGATGATCTGCGCGATCTTCTGTAAAAGCTCGTTGTATTTTTCGTTTATCATTTACATTCATCTCCCCTCGATTGATTTTTTTAATAATGAGATCAACAACAAGCCGAAGATCAAGCGCCTTTTCGCTTTCAATCAATACCGTTTTATAACGGCGTTCAGGCGCTCTATTTTTCATCTTTTTGAAGCGCCCACATTTCCCCATCGGGAATGTTAAAAGCCTGTTGCAACTTGCTCCAGAACGTTCTGCGCCCTTCTCTGATCCCTTTTTCTACCGCGGAATATGTCGCGCGTGTAACGCCGATACGTTCGGACATTTCCTGCTGCGACAAATCGTTTTGAACACGAAAAATTTTAAGGTTTTTTCTCATTTTCTTATTTCCCCCTTTCCTTGATTATTCTGCTTTTGTTGCGTTTTTATACGTAAAAGTTGCAATTCGCAACATAAACGGTAAATTAAAGATCATTTATCATCTTTCATCTTTTTTGATAGCGATAAAATGAAATTCGCCAAAAAATCGTTCCAGCCGAGATATTTCAAATATTTAATGATGTTTTCATCTCTTACGTTTTTTAAATTTTTAGCGACGTTATGCGCGACCGTTTCGATCCGCACGTAATATTTGCTTTTTACATTCGGTATTTCGTTTTTTATGTTATTCATTGCGTTTTATCCTTCCTTAATCCTTAAATCCGTAAACCAGAACGCCGATCACCGCTCCGACGCAAAGTAAAATCATATAGATCGCTGACTGTCCGAATGTTATGTTGTCGCATTCGAGCGCTCCGACGTTCCAGAAGATCCCGCCGACCGTCGCCCATATAAGCGCGCCGCCGATGATACGACGCGCTTTTTTAATCTTGTTTTTTTTCATATTTTAACATCCTCAATAAATGTAATTTACTGCTTCTTGACGAGTTATGAAAAAATGTATTCCCGCCGCACATTCACAACGTATATCGTCATTGAAATTATCAACGCTGACGATTTCACCGACTTGATAGAAAAAACTTTCATCATAACCAGAAATAGCATAATCATCTAATTTTTCGCTACCGTCAAGGTTTTGAATCTCTAATACTTTAGCTTTGTTACACCGACATTTTCGCCCCGTTGACGAAGTTCGCAAAGCGTCTTCAAGTATTAAAAGTTTAACAATTGAATTATCACGACATTTTTTCCAACCAATAAACGCGCCTGTATCAGGGCACGCCATAGGAATAAAAATTTTTGCGCCCGTGAGGTTTGCGCCCCTGAGGTTTGCGCCCCTGAGGTCTGCGCCCGTGAGGTATGCGCCCGTGAGGTCTGCGCCCGTGAGGTTTGCGCCCCTGAGGTCTGCGCCCGTGAGGTATGCGTCCGTGAGGTCTGCGTCCGTAAGGTATGCGCCCGTGAGGTTTGCGCCCGTGAGGTTTGCGCCCGTGAGGTTTGCGCCCCTGAGGTCTGCGCCCGTGAGGTATGCGCCCGTGAGGTCTGCGACCGTAAGGTTTGCGCCCCT